GCCGTATTTCTTGCCGCCGCCCGCCATGCTCTTGCCGATCACTTCATAGGCTTCTGACAGCGCGTCGTAGTGCCGGTCAATGTAGCTGATGATCTCGGCGGGTTCAGCCTTGCCGCAACCCAGCCGCGCTTTCAGCCGGATATACGTGCCGATGTACGGCGACATATACTTATACAGGTTATCCGTGATACCGCTGATCTGTATGATGTTCTGCGTCGTGCGCCGCGCCCCAACGTCAATCGTGAACGCCTCGCCGTCAGAATGCTCCACGTTGTAGGTCACCATCATGGTTACCGGCACATTCGCAGCCACCAGCGCTTCAAGTCTGTGCTGCCCGTCGATAAGCTCCCCCTTATCGTCGAACGCGATGCCCTGATGTGTCAGGTTCCAGCCCCCGGCCTTCATGATGCGGGCGTAGCGCTTCACTGTTTCGTGGTTTAGCCGCCGGTTGTTTTTCATGTTCTTTGCCAGCATGTCCCGCGCCATATCAGGCGTAATCGTGATGACCTTGCTTTCCATTCCCATGTCTGTGTCCTTCCTTTCACTGTCTCAAATAGTTCAGTATCGTGTCTCTGGCTTCTTCCCAGCCGTAGCACACCACCGCCATGTTGCCGTACTTTTTCAGTTTGAACATCACCTTCTTTTGCGCCTCGCTCACCCTGCCCCCTTTCCTGCGCTTCAATTCGATGTACAGCGCCGTGTGATGTCTGCTCGGCACCGGCATGCAGATGTCCGGAATGCCCGCCATCACGCCCTGCTCCTTCAAATGGCGGCCCTCGATGGGGTTTCGGCTGCCGCCGTTTGGGATGGCGTGTAGCAGCTCCAACGCAGGGTAACGCTTGATGTTGTAATCCCGCCACTCAAATAGGGCCTTTTGCTCCTGCGCCTCCGTGGGAATCAGGTCTTTTATGCGTCCCATAGCGTCACCTGCCTACCTTTGTTTTCAAAATCCAGTATGTTGATTTGGTCAATCGCCATGCTGTTCAACATTTCATCCTTTGCCCGCCGGTAGAAGTTGCGGTCAATCTCGAATCCGTAAGCATTGCGCCGCATCTCTGCCGCCGCCCGCAGGGTGGAACCGCTTCCCGCAACCGGGTCGATCACCACGTCACCGGGAGCGGTGAAAATGTCGATCAGGCGTTTCAGCAGCTTCACGGGCTTTTGCGTCGGGTGAATCTTCGGCACGTCCGCACCATCTTTCTCCCACGGCATCCAGTTGAATATCATCTTGCCCGCGTTGTTGAACTTCGGCAGCCTGTCACGGTACAGCACCAGCGCGTGTTCCGTCGCGCCCACGATCTTCATGTTGGCTTTCAGCACTTGCGGTGAGTAGTTCTTGATGAACACCAGCGGTATATACTTCCCGAATCCCGCATCTGCCGCCCAGTGAATTACGTCATTCTGCTGCTGATAGGCGCAAAACACGATCATACACGGAGCGCCGCCCTTGCCCTGCTTCGGTTCCGGCTTCATCAACCGGGCGCAAAACATGAAATACTCCGAAATCCTGAAATAGCCGTCCGAGTTGAAAAAACTCGATTTGGCTTTGTCACTCTCGCCGTTCTTATTGTCGCCCCCGACGTACCACATGGGATTGCTCCCGTAGGCCGCGTCACCCAGGTTGTAAGGAATGTCTGCAATAATTAGCTGGGCTTTCTGTATCGGGTATGACTTCCAATTCTGAAAACTGTCGTGGTATAACTCGCACTTCATATCTTGTCTCCATCCTTGCCGCCACATAGCGTTGTGATAACGCTTATGATGATTGCCGCCGCAACCGTGAAGCCTCCCACCGTCAATACCGTCGAAACGATCTCCGTCCCGATCTGTATGCCCTTCATTACCCAACTCCCGAACATTCGTTTTCCTCCTTCACGTATTCCCACTTGACGCACGTTATACCCATGTGATGCAGCGTCAGCAGGAAGTCCTTCGCTTCCAACTTGTTCTTGACGGGCACCTCATACTTGCCCGTTATGGTCTTAACTCGCAGTATCATCGTAGAACCTCATATTCATGGGCTTGAACAAGCACCATGTCCGTCCATTCGCGCCCTGTCGCTGCTTTGCTACCTCCACCGAGAAGGGCTTGCCGCTGGCGCTCTGCGCCCGCTCCCATATGCCCTGATGGGCGGGTGTGATGCGCTTGAGCGTGGGGTCGTCGGGATTATCCGGGCTGTGAATCAGCAGCACATTATCCGCGTCCTGCTCCAAATCGCCCGACCCTCGCAGCTCGTCCAGCGTGGGCGCTCTGCCGCCCTTCTTGCTGTCATCCTGGCTCTGCCTGCGCACCTGCGCAGCCGTCAGTATTGGTATATTCAGCGCAAGGGCCAACTGTTTCAACGCTTTGGAGATCGTGCCCAACCTCTCACGTTCAGCTTCGGTCTTTTCGGTGGTTCGCAAAAGCTGGATGTAATCCACCACCAGCAAGTCCATCTCACCGCGCTGGACAGCGTGTCGGGCAATGTTCGCCAGCCGCTCCACCGTCAGGCCGTAGGACTGGTAAATGTGAAGATGTTCACTGACACCGCTTTCGTTCAACTCTGTCAAGCCCTCCGACATTCGCTCCCAGTCCTTATCCGTCAGGCTGCCCGTCCGCTGGCGGTTGATGCTCACCAGTGAGGTTGATGCAAGTGTGCGCTGCCCAAGTTGAAGGGCGCTCATTTCAAGGGAGAAATAACCCACGTGCTTGCCGTCCCTTGCAGCGTTGATGGATGCTGTCAGCAGGAACGCGCTCTTGCCCTTGCCGGGTCGTGCGCCCACGATTGTCAGCTCCGGAGCAACCAATCCCCCGCACAGGTAATCGTCCAATTCGTTGAAACCCGTGGAGATGGGGTCGGGCTTTTTCTCCGCTGCTTCGAATGCCATGATTGCGGCTTCCCCTCCGCTTATCCATCCTGCGTCCCTCTGCTGAACACGGGCCGTAATGTCGTTACACGCGCCCTCGACCAGCTCTATGATCTGATCTGCCGTCATACCCTGCTCGGCTGTGCGGCGGTTGATTGCCTCTGCGATGGCTTGCAGCCTGCGGAGGTTCGCCTTTTCGAGCACGATGTCGATGTAGGCTCCAACGTTCGCCGCGCTTGGCACCGACTGGCTTATGTCAATCAGTATTCCAGCGCCGCCCACCGCGTCCAGCTTGCCCCGCCGGGTCAACTCCGCGTCCACGGTCACAAGGTCAACCTGTCGGCTGCCCAAGGCCAGTGTCAGCATCGCACTGAATATCTCCCGGTTGGCTGGGTCGGCGAAATCGTCAGGCCGCAGCCGTTCTATCGCCGTCCCCGTTGCCTTGCTTGACCGCAGCATCGCGCCCAGGACGCTCTGTTCTGCTTCGTAATGAGCGATCATCTGACCATCTCCATGCTATCTGCGTCCACCCACCGGGGTGCATCCCTCCGGCTCGATAAACTCATCGCCTTCGTGATACTCTTGATAGGTCGGATAGTATTCATCATCTGCTGTGGCGGTCGCGCTGACCTCGTCCTCCCAACGCCGCTGGTTGAGGTAGGTTGACGGGTGGGGAATGTACCGAATGTCTGTTTTGCTCCATTCCCCATCAATGCGGCGTTTCACGTCTGCGATAATGGTTTCTGTGAGCGCCTTTGAATCATCGGCTCCGGCCCGTAACCACTTCTGATAAGAGCCATTCTTATCAACCTTGCGCGGGTATATCCTCCAGAAATCCTCAAACCCAACCGAATAATCCACACCATCAGCGCGTTTGCGCTTAGTGTTTTTACTCTTTTCACTACTGGTTATATTAATAGATAATACATTTTGCTCGTCAGAATCGTATATTTTACTATTCTGCGTAGTATGAATTGTTATGCAGCTTCGTAATCTTCTAATTCTGCCATCAAACGAATGTACTTTGATATAGCCAAGTTCGATCAGCTTTGAAACTGTTTTTGTGACTTTACTCGTACTACATTGACAGAATTCTGCTAAATATTCGTTGCCAGCAAAACAATGGTCTTCACCATTGTCCAGGCTATGAATTTCCGTCAATATGACTTTATCAAGCGCGTTAAGGCGATTATCAAGCCATATTTCACGGGGTATCCATACGCCATCAAACCTGCGTTCTTCCATCTAATCACCTCACCATTGTTGGCGTTTCACCATGCTCAAATCGTGCTTGTCTTGCCTTTTTGCGAGCTTTCTCAAGTAATGAGCATTGCCCTGTTATCAAGCACCTTGGAATCAAAAAGTCATGGTCAAATTCTGAAACAATATTGTCATCAGATGAGCCAACAGCAATGCTTACACGGTGATGATAGTCCATTGTTTCTTGGATAATGATATGACCATCTTTGAAGCAATGGGCCTTCCACCATTTGGCACCTTCAACAAATATCGCAGAATCATACCACGGTACATATCGACCAAGCATTTCTTCCCAGCATCCGCAGAATATCCTCATATCCATATCTACCGGGTCGCCGTAGCAGATTAGCACGATATTATCAGCAATTTCAGCGGATAACTGTTCACATTTACCTTCTGCTTCTTCCTTTGCAGTCTCATCAAGATTGCCGTGTTTGATTTCTACAAATGCCTTAAGCGATGGAAGATAGAAGTCTGGTAAATACCTTGTGCCGTCTTCAAACACATATCCCTCGGGTTCATATTGATATTCAACACGGGCTTCATCGAAAAACACCGCCCAGCGGGCTTCCAACCGGCTTCTGAACTTGTAACCGTTGTACTCGGTCTCAATCGGCTTGATGTCCATTATTTTCACTCCCTTCTCGGTAACTCATGTTACCACATTAATTATTATATAGTAACATTTGTTACTTGTCAACTCAACCTCAGCGTGTTATAATGGTGGTAACAAAATTTAACACATTGGAGGTGTCCACTATGGCGAAGATTCAAACCGGCATCCGCATTGAAGAAACGCTGTATGGCAAGCTGAAAGCGATTGCCAAGCTCGAAGGCCGAACCGTGAACAACCTGAACGAGTACATCATCCGGCGTTTTGTCACCGACTACGAGGCAAAGCACGGGCCGGTTGCGGAGTATGAGGAGTAGGGGCCGGGCGCGAGAGCGCCCGGTTCTTTAGTCAAAAGGGAGTTCATCGTCGTCCACCTCCGTGAATCCGCTGGTGTCCATGCGCTGCTGTTCGTTTCGTTCCGGCGGTGCGCTGTGTTCTTCGGCGTGGCCCTGCTCATTGTTCGGGCTGCCCAGTCCTTCCACACTGTCGGCGATGATCTCGGTCACATACCGCTTGGTGTTGTCCTGCGCCGTGTAGCTGCGCTTCTGGATGCTGCCCTCAACCGCAACCCTGCTGCCCTTGGTCAGGTACTTGTTGCAGTAGTCGGCGGTCTGCCGCCACGCAACGACGGTCAGGAAATCCGCTTCGCGCTTGCCATCCTGTCCCTTGAAGCGCCGCTGTACCGCAACGTCGAAGGTGCTGCAACTGATGCCGCTCTGTGTGGTTCGGGCTACCGGGTCGGCGGCAAGTCTGCCAGTAATTATCACTCGATTCATGCTGTCTTTCTCCTTTTCTTATCGCTGGGTCTGCGCGGGTTTTCTGTCGTTTGCCTTTGTACGTCCTTTGGCCTGCATACGCTGCGCCGTCTCGTATTCAACTTCAAGGTGCAACCGTTCATTGGATGAACGATAGTTGTATACCGTGTTCAGCGCCTGCAATGCTCCTTCGATGGCGTTGAACGGCTTAACTATGTCGGAACCGTAATACTTGATGAACCTTTCCAACATCCTGTCATTGTCAACGCTGTCACTCTTGTATGCAAAGATGAGGGACGTATAAATAAGCTCTGTTCTGCCCTTGTTTACGTCGATATATCCCATGAATTTTTCGAGGTATTCAAGGATGGACGTTGCTTTCTCATACTGCTCTGCGGTACAGGTCATGTTGCCGCTCTGAACTGTCTTGTTTGAAATCTCAAACCCGATATACTTATTGGAGATTGCCGAAACAATCACCCGGATAGAAATGCTGCTGAACCGCTTGCACAGATGCCGAATGTAGCTGTAATTGATATTACCCATATCGGCAAAACTGTTAATGTAATCCATCGTGTTCCACTTCGTCTGGTAGATATTCAGGGCTATGCAGTCCTTTATGCGCAGACCGTCTACGATGATATAATCAATCGGCATATTGAGGGTTTTTAACGCCTCCAAACGCCCTTGGCCGTCGATAACCTCCATGTTCTCGTTGACGATTATGGGATTGAAAATATAGCCGTTTGCCTTTATGCTCTTGATGATCTTCGATACACGTCCGGCAAGCACATCCCTGTTTCCCTGTAGCGTATTGAATACGTCATATTCGTCAGTCCTGTATACTGTGTTCTGCTGTTTATTCATCTTTTCTTGCCCTCCTTATTATTCAGTCCGTATATCTTGCAGATGGTCTTGTCGGCTTCAATGCCGTGGTCACCCAGGTGGTACTTCTTCATAAAGGTATCGCGCCCGATGGTGTGAACCTCTGTGTGATGCTCCCGACACAGCGGCAATACCTCCATGCCCTCGTGAATGATCGTGTCCCTGTCCCTTCCCATGCCGATGCTCTCGTAATGGTGAAGGTCGGCCTTTTTGCCGCAAATCGGGCATTTCTTGTTGATCAGACAGGCATACACATAATCGTCGATGTCGTCCACGTATTCCAGCATAGGCCGCCGCGTGGGTACGTCGTGGGCTACGATAAACCGGGCGAGGAACGTCTGAAATGCCGCTACAAGGCTCATGGGCGCGTCACTCAGGCTGAACGTGTTCATGGTTTCCTCCAACGCTGACAGGAAATTGAACTTGAACATGTCCTTGATCTCGTCCGGCTCGTACCCGCTCCACAGCGCGATCTCCCGTATCATGGCGTAACAGCTTTTGCGCTGCTTGTCGGACAGTGGGCGGGAATCCAGCATCGTGATCTCCACTTCCTTGTAT